TATCATCAATGCCTATAACGACATCATCATTGATGCTGTAAACCAGCTGCGGGCGATTGATGAAGCAGCAGCACCGATGAAGGCTGCAAGGCTGCGTGCTATCTTGGCGCAGCTAAAGGCAAGCCTCAGTACATGGGCTGGCGATAGCACCGAAGTTACTGCAATCGAGCTGCAAGGTTTAGCGGAGCTACAGTCTAGTTTCGTAGCGGAGCAGTTAGCAAAGGCACTACCGGCCGGTGCGCGTAATATGGTGCGCACCGTTGAGATCAGCCCGCAATTTGCGCAGGCGGTTGTTACGACTGACCCGACGCAGCTAAATGCTGTGGTGCTGAGTGATGATCTATTTAAGACCGTCTACGGCGCGCAGGCTAATGTAGCAGCGACGTTCAACTTAACAGCAACGCAAGGTGCAATGATCACGCTGCCGAATGGCGCTGTAGTCGAGAAGGCATTTCGCGGTATTGCCGTTGATCAAGCTGAACGGTTCAGTCAAGTTGTACGCAACGGATTGCTGACTGGTGAAACGACACCATCCATTGCAAAGCGGCTGATCGGTAGCTTGCAATTTGGCGAACAGGCAAAAAGCATCAGCCAGCTGATCGCAGCAGGCGGGCAGGCAACTGCTGTATCCAATAATCAGGTGCTATCACTGGTGCGCACTAGCATCAACCAGGTGGCAAATGCTGCCGCGATGCAAACATACGAAGCAAATCCAGATATAACGGACAGCTACCGTTATGTTGCAACACTCGACAGCCGCACTAGCGCAATCTGTCGCGCATTAGACGGCAAGGTGTTTATGTACGGGCAGGGTCCAACACCACCGCAGCACTTCGGCTGCCGGTCTACCATCGTCGCCGTGATCAAAGACAGCCTGCTCGGGCCGAGCAAAGTAGCAAAGCGTGCGTCAGCTGATGGGCCGGTGCCGATCGACACCACATACGGCAAATGGCTGCATGACCAGCCGGCTGCAGTGCAGGCTGATGTGCTAGGCCCCAGCAAGGTGCCGTACTTCAACCGCCTCGCCAGCAAATACGGCCCAGAGAAGGCGATCGCCAAAATGGTCAGCGAAGATGGTTCGGAGCTTACACTGAAGCAACTACAAAAGCGTTATGGAACTCCCTAGCCTTTGCCATTTTCGCAATGAAGGGATCTACCACATCAGCAGCGACCCGGTAGAGGTGCTGATCGGTGAGGCATGGGTGCCGGCGAAATACACCGACAAGGGATGGGCATCAGCTGATGGCGCTACGCTGCTATCAGGCATTGAGGAGTGGCGGCATTATGGCAAAGAAGAAGGACAAGGTAGCGAAGGTGATGGGGGAGTACAAGCGCGGGACGCTGCATACGGGCAAACCAGGCCCCGGCAAGGGTCCAACCGTCAAAAGCAGAAAGCAGGCGATTGCGATAGCATTAAGCGAAGCCGGCAAGGCACGCAAAACCCGTAAAGGTAAGAAGTGATCACATACCGCGGCGAGCAGTTTGATGGCTACAACAAGCCAAAGCGCACGCCGGGCCATCCCGAGAAGTCCCATGCGGTACTGGCAAAGGATGGTGACCGCATAAAACTGATCCGTTTCGGGCAGCAAGGCGTTAGCGGCAGCCCGCCACGTGATAACGAAAGCAAAGCAGCTGCCAGCCGCCGCGCTGCCTTCAAGGCGCGACATGCAAAAAATATCGCTAAAGGAAAGCTAAGCGCTGCATACTGGGCTGATAAAGTAAAGTGGTGAGGATCAATTAACCCTGCGGGTTATTCATGTCTGAAGAAAACACCACGTCACAGCCTGCGGCAGGTGGCGCTGATACTGAAGCGCTGCAACGCAGCATCGAAGCACTGGAGCGCAAAAACAAGGAACTAGCAGATGAGAAGCGCCGCCTTCGGCAGTATGAACGCATCGCGCAGGAACTGCCTGATGGAACAAGCATCACCGATCTGCTTGATTTCAAGCGTAAGGCAGAGCAATCTGAACTGGAGCAGCAAGGAAAATACACCGAAGCCCGACAGGCTTTGGAGCAGCAGTACCGTGAGGCGACGGCGCAGAAGGATCAGCGCATTGCTGAACTCGAAGCACGAGTGCGGGAGCTGGAGCTGATCAGCCCTGCGGTATCAGCACTAGCGGACCTTGTGCATGACCCTGATCTGGTACTGAAAACCAAGCTAAGCGCTGATCGCATCGAGCGTGATGCTGACGGTGCTGTTGTCGTCGTCGATGGCTACCAACGTACACCGGTGCAGGAATGGGCGAAGACGCTACCGGCATGGATGCAGAAGCAACCCAAGCCGCAGGGCAGCGGTGCACCATCAAGCGGCGGCAGCAGCAGCGGCCTGCCGGCCGGCATGAAAAATCCATTCGCGCAGGGGTCATTTAACCTCACCGAACAGGCACGGTTGTACCGCACTGATCGTGACCTATACGAACGGCTTAAGTCTGCCGCTAGTATGTGAGCAATACCGGCTGCGCTGGTGATAGGGCTGCGCCCACCGCAAACCACTAAACGAGGTTCATCATGGGCGTTATTCGCTCTGATGTCATCATCCCTGAGGTTTTCACGCCTAAATCGTAAGGGCCTCCATGGGGTAACCCATGGAGATAACGGGGTGAATTGCTGGAAAGGCCACCACTCGTAAGAGCAGGCAGATCAGCAGCCAAGCCAGCCCACAAGCTGGAAGGTTCAACGACTAGGACCCGAGAGGCAACTTAGTAATGGTCCCACGAGTGCCCCGCACCCAACCGGCTATCAGCTAGGGGGTGAAGATATAGTCTGACCTGCGACCGATGGTAAAGGCGCAGAACCAAAGGATAAAGAGCCTTTGGGGTAACAACGTGTACGTCATTGAGCAAACCACACTTCGTGATGCCTTCCTGGCTAGCGGTGTGGTGCAGCCTATGGCTGAGCTGAACGCCACTGAGGGCGGTGACACTGTTCAAGTGCCATTCTGGAAAGCAAATCTTACCGGTGACTTCGAGACACTTACGGACTCGACCAGCCTGACGCCCGGTAAGATCACCGCCGACAAGCAGATCGGCGTCATCGTGCACCGCGGCCGTGCATGGGAAGCACGAGACCTTGCGGCGCTTGCCGCTGGCTCAGATCCTATGGCAGCTATCGGTAGCAAGGTGGCTGATTATGTCGCGAACCAGCGGCAGAAGGATCTGATCAAAACCCTTGAAGGAACCTTCGGTGCACTGACTGGTGGTGACAGCCCGGCGTTTTCGGCGCTGCGGTTTGATACCACCGGCATGACAGCCCTCGGCCCGCGTCAATGCGCAAAGGCCCGCAGCCTGCTTGGTGATCAAGGCGATAAGCTCACTGCCGTTGCAATGCATTCGGCGGTGTATTACGACCTCGTGGAACGGCGTGCGATTGAGTACGTCACCAACACTGAGTCCCGCCTTTCGACGCCGGCTACTGGCGCTAGCACCATCAATGCATTCGGTGGCAGCATCGTTAATGCATTCACCGGTGAAGTGACCGTACCGACCTTCATGGGTCTGCGGGTGATCGTTTCGGATGACCTTGTCCCCACTAGCACCAATTATCCGGTGTATTTCTTCACTGCTGGCGCTATCGCTAGCGGCGAACAGATGGGGCTTCGCACCGAAACCGATCGTGACATCTTGGCAAAGTCCAATGCCATGAGCATTGACCTGCACTATGTCTACCACCCGATCGGTGCCAAATGGGGTGGTGTCGTGAACCCAACCAATGCGCAGCTTGCTACTGTCGCCAGCTGGACTCGGGTTTATGAAAACAAGAACATCGGCATCGTGCGCGGTACCGTTACTTCCAACTACTGAGGCATCTAACAATGGCTTCCTTGTTTGAGTTGGGCGGCGTACCGCTTGCCCTGCTGCCGGCACAGATGAAGCTGGCGGCACCGACTGCTACCGCAACGCTTAGCACCGAAAACAGCTATAACGTCATCATCCGTGGCGTTCCAACTGCTGCCGCTACTTACACCACCGCTACTGCTGCTGCAATCGTGGCTGCAATCGGCGGTGACTGTAAGGTCGGCACGGTGTTCCAGGTGGTGGTGTTGAACGCATCTGCGGGTGCGTTCACGATCACCATGCAAGGTGGCACTAACGTGACCATCTCTGGTGTCGCGACGGTAGCGCAGAACGCAGCCAAGATTTTCCTTGGTTACGTCTCAAACGTTACCGCCGGCTCTGAAGCCATCACGCTTTACGGACTGGGCTCTGTCGCCTCGGCTGTTGCCTGATGGGTTTATTCGCCTTCCGGCGGATGCGTGAGCGTGAGGCTGCTGCTTTGGCGGCAGCCTCTGCCACTGCAGAGCCGATAACCCCTAGCCTTGATGTAGACGCGGAGACGCCCGACAATGGCCGTGACAATCGACGCCACAGTGGGCGGCGCAAACGCGAACAGCTACCTAACGCTGGCTGATGCTAGCGCCATCATTGATGGCTTTGTGGAGTCGGATGCTATTGCAGCATGGGCAACGGCTACCACAGACCAAAAGAACCGTGCGCTTTATACAGCAGCGCAACGCCTAGATCGTGAGCGGTTTCTTGGTGCACGATCAACTGATGAGCAGTCGATGCAATGGCCGCGTAGTGGTGTACGCAAACCTGATACCTACACTAACACCTATGCGGTTGGCTTTCCGTTTAGGATCACGACTGATTATTTTACTGATTCCGAAATCCCAAGCCAGGTGAAGTATGCACAGGCGTACCTTGCGGCGTACCTGAATGGTGCACCGGATGCACTGGAGCTAAGCGGTCTTGAAGATTACAAGGCAGTCAGTATCGGCAGTATCAGCGTGACGCCCAATACCATGGGTTCAGTTGGCGCTGATCGCATCCCGCCGATGGTGGAACGTTACCTGATTGGGCTTAGAATGAGTGGACCAGGTAACATCGCCATCCGCCGGAGCTGACATGGACTTCAATGAATCTGTAGGATTTGAGTACATCAGCGATACGGCGGCTCATACTGGCCG